CTGCGCATTGCCGAGCGGCGCGCCAAACTGTGGGGGCTTGATGCGCCGGTTAAGCAGGAAATTAGCGGCACAGATGGCGCGCCGCTCTCCATCACTATCGACAAATGAACTTTAGCGAACTGTGCGGTTTCACCGATAAGCAATGGGAATTTGCGCATACCGCCGACACGCACGCCTATACGCTGTTCGGCGGTAGCCGGGGGCCGGGAAAGTCTTACGGCTTGCGCTGGTATCTGGTGCGCTTTCTGGCGATCATGGCGGGGATTGGCTTCCCGAACGGGCGTGTGATGCTGGCAAGTGAGGACTATCCCAGTTTGCACGAGCGGCATGTGACGAAGATCGCTACAGAGTTTCCCGAGTGGCTTGGGCAATATCACGCCGGACGCAATGAGTATCGGCTGGCTGCGCAGTATGGCGGCGGCACGATTGCGCTGCGCAACCTGGATGACCCGAGCAAATACCAGAGTGCGGAGTATGCGTGCATCGGTGTGGACGAACTGACCAAGAATCCCGAGCGCACGTTTCACCTGCTGCGCGGCTCGCTGCGTTGGCCGGGCTTTGACGGCGTGCGTTTTGTGGCAGCATCCAACCCAGAGGCGAACTGGGTGCGTGACTACTGGATCGAGAAGCGACTGCCTGAGGAGCTGCAAAGGGACGCCGAACAATTCGCGTTCGTGCCGGCCTTGCCGGATGACAATCCGCACCTGCCCGAGAGTTATTGGAAGATGCTTGACACGTTGCCCGGCGCACTACGCAAGGCGTGGCGGTACGGAGACTGGTATGCGAGTGCGGAGGGGCTTGTTTACGACACATTCGGTGCGGACAACCTGAGCGATCGAGAGATCGACCGGGGCCGGCCATGGTGCATGGCGATTGATGACGGCTACATCGACCCCAGGGCGACGCTGCTGCTTCAGATTCAGAGTGACGGTTCGCTCTTCGTTTTTGATGAACTCTATGAGCGGCAAACGCTGGAAGAGCGCACGATTGCGGCGATCCGGGGCAAGATGCAGGAACATGGGTTGCCGCTGCCCAAGGCTGTGGCGGTGAGCCATGAGGCCGTCGCATTGCGGGCGCGGTTGACGGCTGCGGGCTTTCCGGCTGTGAACTGGCTGGCGCATCCTGTAGGCGGGCGCAATTCGACTCGTTTAGCTGCAATTACGTTGACGCGTTCCATGATTCTGGATGGGCAGGGGCGCCGCAATTTGTTTGTGCACCGACGGTGCCGTTCGCTGCTTGACGAGTTGCAAGCGGGCTACAAATATCCACAGGGTAAGCAGGGGCTAGGCACGGAGCCGCAGGACGGTAATGACCACGCGGTTCAGGCGCTGGAATCATTCGTATGGTATGCGTATGGCGCTCCGCAACCTCAGCGCCCCAGAGTGCGGGAGTACTAAATGATCGACAAGCTTACGCCCGAGCAACTCGAAAAGTACATCCACATGCAGAGCATCGTCGACAGGCAGGCGGCCGATGCGGCGCGCGTGCGTGCGCTGCGTGCCTACTACAGCGGCGAGCACCCGGTCATGCTCACCGACAGGCAGCAGGAGTTTTTGGGGCCGCTGGTGGAGGGCGAGCAATTCACCTTTGCGCACAATCTTGTGCGCGTGGTGGTCAACACGCTGGCTGAGCGACTGAGCGTGACGGGCTTTGCGATCAACGGCGTGACAGCGGCGGAGGATGACGGCACAGCCGGGGCGGCGGGGCTGTGGACGCTCTGGAAGCAACTTGCGGCCGATTTGCTGGAACAGGAACTGTACCCGACCGCGCTGCGCGACGGGCGTGCGTATTTGATGGTGGACTTTGACCCGACCACGAATGCGCCGCGCTGGAATATGTACGAAGTCGACGATGGGCGGGCGGGCATTGTGCTCCACCGCGACCCCGAAGACCAGCGGCGCGTGCTCTTTGCCACGCGCTACTGGTGGACGTTTGACCCGCTCAATCCGGGGCGCACGGGGATAGAGCGCAAGACCGTCTATTTGCCGGGCGAGGTGCGCAAGTACCGGCGCGCGGGCAATGTGGGCCAATGGCAGCCCATACAGGATGCGAGTGATGCAGACTGGCCGCTGCCGTGGCTCTACCAGGACGGCTCACCGATGGGCGTGCCCGTGATCGAGTTTGCCAACCCAGGCGGGGCCGAAGCGGATAATTTCATCGGGATGCAGAACGCGCTCAACAAAAGCTGGCTTGACCTGATCGCCGCCGCCGATAGCGCGGGCTTCCCGCTTCTGGTGGCGGAATATCAGGCGGGCGCAATGCCTACCTCGACATCGGACAGTGACTTGACGGGCAGCGACGAAATCAGCATTGCGCCTGGGCGCATCTTTGAGATAGAGGCGGCCAATGTGCGGCGCATTGAAGCGGCCAATCTTGCGCCCATGCTGGACGTGATCTGGGCGCTGACGGCTGCGATTGCGGGCGTGAGCCGCACGCCGCAGTACTACCTGCGGCCTGTGGGCGGGGGCGACGTGCCGTCGGGCGAGGCGCTCAAGCAACTGGAAAGCGGGCTTGTGGCGCGCGCCGTCAAGCGCCAGCGCGTGTGGGGGCAGGCGTGGGAGGACGTGCTGCACATGACGCTGCGCATCGCAGAGACGTTCGGGCCGGGGCTGGGCGTTGACCCGAGCGCATCGATCAGCGTCGAGTGGGCCGACGCCAACACGCGCAACGAGTTGCTGCAAGCGCAAGAGGCGCAGTTGCACAAGGCGTTGGGCGTGCCCGACGAACAGGTGTGGAAGGTGTTGGGGTACAGCCCGGAGGAGATTGCAGAGTTTAAGGCAAGCATGAGCGCGGACAAGGCGGCGCAAGTGGCAAGCATTGCCGCGGCGCTGCGCACGCAACAGATAGGGAGCGCGAACAATGGCGGAGCCAACAACGCTGTACAGCAAAACGGGCGAAGTGCTGGTAGTGGCAGCGCCCAGCGAGGTGAGGCGGCTTGAGGCTGAGGGCTGGACGCGGGAAGCGCCTGAGCCTGAGCCGAAGCCTGAGCCGAAGCCGAAGTTCATACCTGTGCCGAAGAAGGGTAAATGAATCCGCTGATTGCCGCGCTGCTGGCGGCGGGCGTGATCTCGGCGGATGAAGCGCGCACGCTGGACGCGCTGCTGAACGCCAACGCGACGCGCGTCGAGGCGGAGCAACGCATCGCCGCGTCCTTTGCGACGGGGCTGGAGAACCAGCGCGGGCGGCTGATTCGTGCGCTTGACGCCGGGCGGGTGGATTACCGTGACCCTATGCTGCCCGACTTCTGGAGCGGCGAGCACGAGGCGTTGGCGCGCGACGTGCTGCCCACGCTCACGAGCATTGCGCAGGATGTGGCGCTGACGGCAACGGTGCGCGGGGGCGGGCTGGCGCAGTGGCGCGCGGTGAATGAAGCGGTTGTGGCGTGGACAGATAGCCACTACCGGCTTGCCAGCATCCAGACGCCGGGCAGCATGGAGCAACTGGACAACACGGCGCGCAACCGCGTGGCTGACGCTGTTGTACGCTGGCAGCGCGGCGAATTGAATGCGGGGGCGGGGCCGCTGGGCTTGCCGCGTCTGATTGCGGAGTTGCAGCGCAATACGGCGTGGGACGCCGACCGCGCCGCCGAAATTGCGGTAACGGAAACGACGCACATCTATGCGACGGCCAAACTCGAGGCGGCGCTGGCGAACCCGCTGATGGTGTGGCTCGAGTGGATTACATCGAACGATGAGCTCGTGTGCCCGGTTTGTGCGCCGCTGAACGGGGTGCGCATTCGCAAGGAGGAACGCGTGTTTCCGGGCGGCTATTTCCCAGCCGCGCACAACAAATGCAGATGCGGCGTGGAGTCGGTGACGGAGTACGCGGGGGAGTTTGCCTGATGCAGATTCGCACGGAGACGAACAGTGCGCCCGCGCTGGCGGCGGTGCAGGCGCAACGGCAGGCGATTCAGGGCGCGATGCTGGCGACCGGGGAGGACGTGCAATCGCTCTGGCTGGTGCAGATGCGCCGCTACCCCGCGCCGATTGCGCTGCGCGTGTCGGTTGACGTGCATGGGCGCATCAAGGCGCGGCTGGGCAACGGCTACCGGCGCACGGGCACGCTGCGCAAGTCGTGGTTTGCGGTTGCGCCGCTCCACCTGGAAGGCAATACCGTCTACGCCGAGGTGGTAAGCAGCGGGCAGATTGCGCCCTACAACATCTATGTGCAGATGGAAGGGTATCAGGCGTGGATGCACGCGGGCAGGTGGGAAACGGAGGCCCAGGTGATTGAGCGCACGCGCGGGCAGGTTGAGCAAATCGCGCGGCGGCGCACGCAAGCGGCGCTGGCTGCGCTGCGCTGAAACGAAGTGACAGGTAAAGCCTCGGACAATTGTCCGAGGCTTTTTTATTTTGCACTTTTTGTACATAGCGACGTGCTAGGCTCGGAGCATCGCAACTACGCCGACGGGCGGCAAAAACGGAGAAGCAAACAATGGCAGACGAACAGACAATCACCCCGGCCGCGGACGTGCAGACGCCCCCCCCGGCCCCAGACGGTGCAGCAACGCCACACGGTGACGCCTCCGGTAAAACGGCGGATACGGCGGGAAAGACTTTTACGCAGGCGGAAGTGGACGCGCTGCTTTCGTCGCGGCTCGAGCGGGAGAGGCGCAAGACTGAGGAAGCGACGGCAAAGGCGCGCACCGAAGCCGAACGCCAAGCGGCTGAGCAGCAGGGCGAATACCAGAAGCTCTACGAAGCGGAAAAAGCGCAGCGTGAAGCGACTGAGCAAAGAGCGGCGGCGCTGGAACTGGCGGCCATGCGGCGCGAAGTGGCCGACAGGCTGGGCGTTCCGGCGGCGCTGGTGAACCGTTTGCAAGGCGACACGCCCGAGGCGCTGGAAGCAGACGCGAAGGCGCTCATGGCGGCGCTGCCCAAGCCGGGCGCGCCGAACATCAACAGTACAGGCAGCGGCGTGGCTCCGCACGGTGCATTTGTGGATGAGCAGGAGCGCGTGCGGCTGGCATCGCTCTTTGGCGTATCAGCAAAGAACTTTGGCAAGTAGGAGGGACACATGGCAACAGCACGAGACACAGTAGCGGCCAATATCAAGCCGCTGGAAGGGGCCATTGTGCGCCGCTTTACGGCGGGCGCAGCGATTGCCGCCGGGGAACTGGTGAGCATGTCGAGCGATGGCTATATCGACCCGAGCGACAGCACGTCGGCCAAGAATCCCGTTCTGGGTGTGGCGCTGAATGCGTGCGGCGCAGCCGGGCCGCGCATTGATGTTGTGGTATTCGGGCCGGTGATCTGCTTGACCGGTGCAACGCCGGGCGGCTTGCAGTACAACAGCACGACCGCTGGCGAACCGCTGGAGACAACGGCGGGCAATCAGACTGTAGCGGGCATCGCGGAATCGGCAACGATCCTGTTCGTGCGCCCCGGCAACATTTAGGAGGGATGAAACATGCCTTACGGGCCTCGAGACACATCAAGCCTGGTGATGTTGACCGGGTGGGACGCCACGGCGCTACAGAATTATCGCCTGGCAGACGGCACGAATTACGCCGCGATTGTTGCGCAGATTAACGCAGCGTTGGGCGGCCTGAACGCCGACCTTGCGAGCGATCCGCTGTGGAGCACGCTGATCAGCTTTACCGACCAGCCCGAAGTGGAGTACCGCGTGGGCGGCACGGGCGGGATGCAGCGGCACACCGAGTATGGCCGCCCCGATGCGCAGCGCAGTGCGACGGAAGGGCACATGCTGCCCCTTCTGAAGTGGGACAGGGCGCTTGGCTGGACGTGGGACTATTTGCAGGACGCGCGCATCGGCCAGATTCAGGCCGATATTGCGATGGCCGTGCAAGACATCCGCGACACCTGGCGCAAGCAAATTCTCACGCGCCTGTTGCAGCGCGGCGACGACTCCGGCGCAATCAACGGGCTGGGCACGTCGGGCTATTCGCCGGGCTTTGCGACGGCGGCGGCCTCGACCGATGTGGACTTTGTTCCGCCCACGTGGGGCGGCACGTCGTTTACGAGCGCACATGAGCACTATGTGGGCATTAGCGGCGGTGCGTTCACGGTGGCTGCCTTGCAGGACGTGCGCGCCGAACTGCGCGAGCACGGCCACCAGCCGCCCTTTGACGTGCTGATCGGCGTCAATGATGAAGTGGCGGTGCGCGCACTGACGGGCTTCGTACCGGTTGCGCAGCAGCTCGTCACCTACGGCACGAGCGTGAGCCTCGCCAACTTCGGCATGGAAGCAGACGAAATCAACGGCTCGTACTACATCGGCATGATTGAGGACTGCCGCATTCGCGTCGTCCCCGGCATTCCGCAGTACTACGGCTTCGGCTACAAGACCTACGGCCTCAACAATCCCCGCAATCCTGTGCGCGTGCGCGTGGGCAAGGGGCAGATGGCGCCGCAGTTTGTGGCGATGACAGACCCGCGGGCCGGCAATGCCACCACGCCGATCCAGTATCTGATGGTCTACGGGCAGTTTGGCGTAGGCGTGGGCGACCGCACGAACGGCACGCCGCGCTATGTCAACAACACCACATGGGCCGATGGTACTGCCGCCTAGTCGCTGTCAGCCCTCTCACGAACGGGGGCTTTTGCGCAGCAGGGGCTGGACATCCAGCCCCTATGCGCGCAAGCGGGAGCCATAGCATGTCCTACGGCACAGCGGCGGGCGTTGCAGCTCGCATTCCAGGGGTGGGGCTGACTGCATTAAGCACGCCCGACACGGGGCAGGTGGACACCTTCCTCGCGCAAGGCGCAGCGCAGATTGACCGCAAACTGGCAGGGGCGGGCTATGCGACGCCTGTGCTTTCCGGCGCGCTGCTCTACCCGGAGATTGTGGCGCTGAATGAACTGTACGCAGCGGCGCAAGCCTTGCGCGCCCGCGGGCTGGACAGCGTGAGCGGGGCGGGGGAGATGCGCAGCGACGTGTGGATGCGCGAGTTTGCGGCGCAACTGAATGACCTTGTGCGCTCCGACCTGAGCGGCGCGGGCGTGGCGCAGGCGACCGTGACGGGGGTGCGCTCGCAGCGGATGCGCAGCACGCAGGTGCGGCGCATTGACGGCTACAGCCGCAACGCCTACCCGTTGGAGCCGGCCGAATGAGCGACGTAAGCGCGATTGTTGCGGCGCTGGTGGAAACGCTGCAAGCGGCGCTGCCCGAGGTGGACAGCGCAAGCACGGCGGGCTATCTGCCGGCGATTGACACGCAAAGCGCCGCGCTGATTGCGACGGCGCTCGGGCATACGGACGACGGCTACATCTACAGCATGGGCTGGCTGCACGGCGTGCACCATGTGCGGCTGGAATTCTGGGTGAAGTTTGACGTGGGCAACGCCGGGCCGTGCATTGCGCTGGCGCGTGACATCGGCTACCGGGCCATGCGTGCGCTGGTGGCGCATGACGGCGCCGCCGGCTACACGCTCTATGCCGCGGGGGGTGGGGCGGCCATGACGGGCGCGGTGGATGCGACGCCGCTCGACCCCGGCAATAGCGGCATTCCGTTCCTGCGCTACACGCTGACGGTTGCCGTCATGCAGAAGGAGGTTGTTTGATGCTCAAGTATCTGGGGGGCGGCTACATCCCCGGCGTTCCGGCGCGCGACCTGACGGACGATGAGGAGAAGGAGCACGCCGCGCTGATTCAGGCTGAGGAAAAGGCGAGCGGGCTGAAACTCTACGGAAAGCCCGTTGCAAAGCCGGCTAAGGACGCCCACGTGGGCGACAAGGAGTAATCATGCCCTACGGTTCGTTCTATCACAACAAAGTTCAACTTGGCCGGGAAGTGACGGCCGGCACGGCGGTGAATGCAACGACGATCTGGCGCGGCAGTTTTGCGGCCATTTCGGACGAGCGGCAGCGTGAGATTGTTGACGAGCAGATCGGCGTGCTGGTCAACGCCGAACGGGTGTACGACAAGTCCTACATGGCGCGGTTGAGTATGCCGGCGACGCCGCTCACATTCGAGCAAGTGTTGCATATTCTGGAAGCGGGCGTCAAGACGGCGACGCCGACGGGGGCCGGGCCTTACGTGTACGCCTACGCCATCCCCACGGGAAACACCGTCAACACGATCAAGACCTACACCATCGAGGCGCACAACGTAAGCGCCACGGCGGACGGGCGCGAGATGTACTACTCGTTTGTTGACGAATTCACCTTTGACGCCAAGGCGGGCGAGGCGTGGCAGATGTCGGCGAACTGGGTTGGCCGCACACCAACGGCAGTGACGCCCACCACGCTCACCACACTGCAAGCGGTGGAAGAGGCGCTGCTGATGCGGACGAAGGTCTACATCGATGCGAGCGGCGGGACGATGGGCACAACGCAGAAGACCGGCGTGCTCATGGGCGCAAGCGTCAAGGTGAAGACCGGCCTCGTGCCTGTGATGACGGGTGACGGCAACATGTACTACACGACGACCAAGTTCACGCGGCCGGAAGTGACTTTCAGTTTGACGCTTGAACTGGAGTCGGGCGGCATTGTGAGTACAGAGCGGACGGCCTATGAAGCGAACAACGTGCGGCTGATTCGTCTTGTGTGCAACGGGTCCGGGACGTCGGTCTTCCAGATGGACATGGCGGCGAAGTACGACAAGGTGAACGACTACAACAACAGCAACGGCAACACGACGGTGCAGATTGACGGCCATGCGGTGTACAGCAGCACGGATGCGCAGTACTGGACATGCACGGTGACCAACAGTCTGGCGGCGGTGCCGTAATGGAGAACTTTTACGCCGAGCAAACGGTGACGGTGGAACTGGGGGGCGGCAACCGCGTCACGCTGCGCAAGCTGACGTATGGCGAATTCTCGGCGATTCTCTCCGAGGCGCGCTTGGCGGGTGGGGAGATTGACGGCGTGAAGTACAGTCGCAAGCAAGCAGAAGTGGGGCTTGTGAGTTGGGAGGGGCCGGGCTTTGACGGCAAGCCGGCCACGATTGAGAACTTTCGGGCGCTGCCCGTGCGCATCGGAAACAAGCTGGCAACGGCGGCGGCTGATCTCAACAAGGATGTAGGCGAAGACGAGGGAAACGCATCCGGCGGGGCTACGAGTTAGCGATTGTTCACGGTGTGCGTAGCTCCGCCGCGCATTTACCCGAGGCGGACAAAGAAGCACTGAACGCGGGGCGGTACGGAATGGCGATTTCGATCATGCGCGAGATGGGGTGGAGCTGGGAGCAATTGCAGTCCACCCCATTTGATTTGGTGCAGGAACTTGTGATTCGCCTTTCCGCAGAGGGGACGGCGCTGGAAGAGAAACGGGCGCTCGAGGGGAACAAATGACAGACACCACAATGCGCTGGGTGGGCAAGGATGACACCGGCGCGGCGGCGGCCTCAGTCAAACGCAATATAGAGTCTGTGGGCAAGGCAGCCTCGGGCGCGCAGGGCGGCGTCAAGGGCTTGACCGATGCAATGGACAAGATGGCGCCCGCCGGCAAGAGCGCGCAGGGTGCGCTAACGGGAATGGAATCGGCGGCGAAGGGGCTGCTGGGCGGGCTGGGCGGCGTGGCGGCGGCGATGGGCGTGGGTGCGCTGGTGGGCTTTGGCGGGCAGATGATCGGCGCGGCCGTGGACATGGGCAAGGCGGCCGAAGCGAGCGACCGGCTGCGCAGCGCCATGGACGGGCTGGCGGCGCAAGCGGGCACAAGCGGCAGCGAGATCATCAGCCGCTTGCAGCAGGCAAGCGGCGGCGCGATTGCCGAATATGACCTGATGCTGTCGGCCAACAAGGCGATGATGCTGGGCGTGGCCAGCAATGCCGAGGACATGGGCAAGCTCATGGAGATTGCGCGCACGCGCGGCACGGCCATGGGCCTGAGCGTGACGCAGGCATTTGACAACCTCGTGACGGGCCTCGGGCGCGGGTCGGCGCTGATCCTCGACAACCTCGGCATTATGGTGGACGCGGACGCGACCAACAAGGCATACGCGGAGAGCGTGGGCAAGACGGTTGAGCAGCTAAGCGAACAGGAGAAGAAGCAGGCGCTTGTCAACCGCACGTTGCAGGAAGCGACGGGGGCGGCGCTGCCGGCGGCCAGCGCGTATGAGCGCATGGGAGCATCCTGGGCCAATCTCAAAATATCGATGGGTGATCTGTTTTCCCCTATGGTAACTGGTGTTCTTGAGGGGATGACAAGCCTAGCCGATGGCGCAATTGCCGTCGAGAACAAGGTCTCGAAAGCGTTTACAACAACCGATGATGAAGAGCGTCAGGCGCTTTTCCAAGCCACTCGGGAAGCAGTGAAGTTCTTCAACGACGATTTGCAGATGACGCAAAAAACAGCCGACGATTACGTTTTGCGCTTGCGTGCAGCCTATGCAGATGCCCAGCGCCTCTATGAGTTGGGAGCCACAGCGACCATTGCTCCTGTGACTGGAGCGGATCTCGGCCTGTCCGATGAGGAATTTACGGCAATCAGTGCCATGGAAAAGGCTTACGATGCTCAGCAGCGGCTGAATCAACTTTATGGCGACGCGGTTGCATTGCAGCGCGACCAGGAGCGGGCGTCCTGGGCAGTGGCTGTTGCTCTGGAAGCGCAAAAAGCGGCGCAAGCAGAGACGGAGCGCAATGAAAAGTTGCAGGCGGCCCTGAAAGGGCAATATGCAGGCGTGGCTGATATTCAGGCGTTTTACGCTGCGGAAATGGAAGTGAAGGCCGCGGCGGAAAAAGCAGGGCTTAGCGCATTGCAGACGAGTACATTGCTGGCGCAGATGTCCGCACAATATGGCGTGCTGACCAGTTCCAGCATGACCAGCAGCGGCGCTCTCTACAACAGCGCGGATGCAATCAAGTTGGTGACAGACAATGCGCAAACGGCGGTTGATGCGTTGGCCGCGCTTCCTGTTGCGCTCACCGCACAAGAGACTGCCGCAGCAGCACTGAACGCACAGTACGCCAATGTTGCGCCAATGCAGGCGTTTTACGGTGCGCAGATGCAGGTGGCCGCCGCGGCGCGTGAGCACGGCGCAACCGAGGAGCAGGTCGCCGCGATTCTCGGGCAGATGCATGCCCAATACGATGTACTGACGAGTAGCAGCATTACCCTGGCCGGCTCGGGTTACGATCTGGCGACTGCGTTGCAGATGGTTTTCTCCGGCGGCATGGGCGCGGCACAGGGTATCACAGCCGCGGGCGAGGCGGCCAACCATGCGCAGAGCGGCTTTTACGGGCTGGTGACCGCGGCGCAGGCGGCCAGTGTGGCTATGCGGCAGGCGCTTGTAGATTCGGCGCAATCGCGGGTGCAGTCGGCCTATTTGAGCGCGGCGGGCACAATCGGCGCAGACAAGGCATACGCGGGATACAAGGACGCGGAGAGCAGCATCGCATCTGCGGCGCACATGTTGCAGACCTTTGGCGTGAGCACGGAGGAGGCGAAGTTCCGCCTCGAGGCAATGACGCAAGGCATTGCGCAGAACGTGCAGAACCAGGCCGGGCTGATTCAGGCGCACGAGCAGGCGCGCCTCAAGGCGTGGCAGGCGGCCTCGGGGCTGGGCGGCGTGGCGTCCTCAGGCGGCAGCGCCGGCAGCAAGCTGGGCGGGCTGGCGGAAAAGGCGGGCGACCTGAGCGGCAAGTTCCAGGGCTTGCTTGACAAGATTCCGGGACTGAAGGGCACAAGCGAAGTCACCGACAAACAGTTGTCTGACGCCAAGCTGGGCATACCGCAGAACTTTGCGGATGACTATCTGCGGCGCTTGACGGATGAAGTGCTCAACGGCGTGGACTGGCAGGGTGTGGACATCGGCGACGCGGCGCAGCGGGCGGGGATTGACCCAAGCCTGCCGGCGCAAACTATTCTTGCCATGTTCAAGAATGCGTGGGCGGATTCGAGCCTGTTTGCGAACCCGGCCAATCTTGACCTGATCAACATGGACGCCGTGAAGCAGGGCTTGACGCAAGCAAACAATGCGCAGGCGGGCAAGGCCAACATTGATGCGCTGTTTGGGATTGGCGACGATGCGACGATTGCGGCCGTGGCCGGGATCGGGCTGAAGGTGCAGCAGGGGCTGTCGCAGTGGCTTACCGACAACGGTATGGCGGATGCGGGGGCGAAGTTGGCGGCTGCCATCGGCGCGGGGGTGACGACGACGGGGATTCCACTGGACGGCGGCCTCAACACGTGGCAGGGCAGCGACGCGGCCAAATCCGCCGCTGACGCGGTGTCTTCGTGGCTGGGCATATACATGTCCGAACACACCGTGATTACGCCGACGGTGAATATGCCCGTGATTCCGGGTGCGCCGACAACACCCACGACAACACCCACGACGCCAACCGCGCCGACCGCGCCGTCTGTGCCCTTCTTTGCCTCGGGCACGACCTATTTTGGGGGCGGCTGGGCGCAGGTGCACCGGGATGAGGTGGTGCATCTGGCGGCGGGGCCGGTGTACAACGCACGCCAGGCGCGGGGGGTTGCGCCGGCGTCGGTGGTGGTGAATGCGGTGATCAACAACAAACTGGATGAGGCGCAGTTCGCGCAGATGCTGCGCAGCGCCATGCGCAAGGCACAGGTGCGCAGCTAATGGGCCACATCTTTACGCTTACGGATGGCACGACGACGATTAGCCTCGTGGCCTCGGGCGTGTGGCTCGAGA